ATTGCTTCAGCGGGCGCTTGACCGGTAAAAACGTTACCCGCCGCTTGAGATGCGGACATGGTAATCGGGCGGCCTTGATCGTCGGTTGTCGTGACAAACTGATAGGGAGCGCGAGCAGCCGCCTCGTTCCCTGCGATTGCTCCAGCGTAACTAGCGCGGCTTGCGTTGCTAGCGTCCTGCGTCGCGCGCTCGCGTTCGCCAAGCGCGTTAATAGCGCCCGCAAGGTTGCGAACACCCACTACGTTGCCGCGTTGATCGTAAACAGGTTCCTCGCCCGGCTGAAGGTCAGGGAGATACCGTCCAACTACGTTGGGGTCGCTCCGGTCAATGGCAAAACCGTTGACAAACTCAACATTACTGAAGCGACGGTTAAGGTTTGCCGGATCAAGCTCGTTGTATGTCGTTCCATCCGGAGCCACCGCAATTCTAATTTCAGGCGGGGTGGCCATCCGCATTTGGATTTCTGCCGCCGTTTGTTCCGCCCATGCCAGTTGGGCTGGATCGCCACTTTGTGCAGCCTGCCGAACAAGAGCGATTTCTTCCGGCGTCCAATCGCGCGGGTTTCGTGCTGACGCGGGCGTCACGGGCATAGCTTGCGGCGCGGCAGGCATGGCCTGCGGTGCGGCAGACATAGGCGCGGCGGCTCCGGCTGCGCCCTGCGGGGCAAGAAGCGGTCCCGACAACAGCGCGTCGTCTAGCGTAGTCGGCTGGGCAGGAGCGAGCGGCGGGACGGGCGGCGACGCCCCCGCCAAAAGTACATCTTCTAGCGTCTGCCGTTGAGCGGGCATCGGTGGCGGCAACGGCGCACCGTCAATAACTGCGGCGGGAGCCGTCGCGGCAAATCGCGGCTCTTGAGTATTTGTGACCACCGGCGACAAAGCTTCGGCAAGCGCAGACGGCGACGCCGCTGGAACAGACGCCGGGCCGGACACGGGCGGCGGTGTTGCTGCTTCACCACCAACAGACGGCAAGCGACCGAGCAGAGCGTCGCGTCTCGCCGCATCCCTTTGCTCACGCTCCGTCCGCACCGCCCGCTCTGCACGGTTAGCGCCAAATTGCGTGATGCCTTGACCGAGCAGACGGGCCGCAAGCTCGCCGTAACCGCCCTTGATCTCTACGGGCTGGCGTTGTTCCTCAAGCAGTTTGGCCAGCATTGCGCTACGGCGCATAGCCGGGGTTTCGATCATCTGCGGGGCAGGCATGGGAGCGCGGGCCATTTAGAGTTTCCCGTAATCGACCATGAGGAAACCCGTCCAGTGACGGACCACCGCGTCAATACCAGCCTTGAGAACGTCCTGCGCCATGACGCCAGTGTGACGCTTACGGCCCCAAACGTAGCGGTATTCATAAACCGGCAGGCCGTTAGCCATCGTGCCAACGCGCTTAATGTCGCGCTTAAGGCGACGGTCAGACGCGCCAATGCCAGCCGAGCCAAGCGAGAACAGGCCGCTCATCAGTGCGTTGTTCTGCGTCATGCGGGCTTGATAGTTATTGTTAAGCTGTTGCTGTGACAGCGCATTAGCGCCCAAAACGTCCGTCTGACCAATGCCGGTTGGGCTGTATTGGATGCCTTGGGGCATACCGACCTGACCCGTGCCTAGCAGGGCCTGAAGCTGTTGAAGCGGCTGATTCTGGACGTATGCCCGCTCTTGCAGGCCCTGCGTCCGCGCCTGATTACCGAATGTCCCGCCCGCAATGGCTTGCTGAATAGCGCGAGACTGCTCCGCACCACCGGCTTGGATGGCTTGGTTGGCTGCCTCTCCGTAAGCGTCATTTCGATCTCTAGCAAAATCAGATCGAAGGTTTCGCGTTGCCTCGCTATTCGCTCCAAGGCCCTGCGCGGCAAGACGAGCGTCTTGCGACCTCTCAAGCCGCTGAAACTGCGGGTCGAGGCGACGGGTCTGGCTGGCATAAACCGAATCCTCAAACCGTTGGCGGTCAAAGTCAGGTGCGGTGTAGCCTTGAAGTTCCGGCAGGCCCTCGGTGTTCAAACCTTGGCCAAGCGCAGTGTTCACGCGGCCAATCTGCTGGCCTGCGGTGTCGAGGGCGCTACCGTAAACTCCGGTTGAGCGTTCGTAGTTCTGTTGTTCAAGCGGGCTGAGTGCCGTCTCTTGACGATAGCCGCCGGGGGCGGACGGGTCAGCGATATAACGCACGGTCCCTTGCGGGCCGGACGTATTCACCATATTCAGCCGCTGCTGCTCACGCGCGGTTGCGGTGTTAGCCGCGCTTTGAGCGTTGGCTAGTTGAACGGGGTCGGGAGCTGCGGGGGGACGGGGCTTAGAGATGGGGAACGCTCCCGAGACACGTTAAATCTGTGTTCGGCCCACTCAGAGGCCAGCAGGCCGGATATGATTGCGTGATCGTCACCATAGCCAAACCGTACAGTTCCCTCGTGCTTAAAGCCGAACTTCTGTAGGAACTGGCGAGCGCGTTTATTCCGCTTAGGGGTCGCGCTGGTGATCCGGTTACACCCGAGTTGATCGAATGCGTACCCGAGTATGCCGCTAACTAGGTTAGGCGTCAACCAGTTGGCTCGTATCGAGGCAAAACTGACCTCAATGTTGCGATATTGGGGCTGATATTGATTGAACACGACGCCGCCGATAAGATTATCATGCTTATCGACCACCCCGATAGCCTCGCACGGTCCCCAGTCCAGTCCATGCCCAATCTGCTCCGCTACCCATTGAGCGACAAGCGGAGAAAACGGGCCGGAAACTAGCCTCAAAGCTGCCCGCCCGTTTGGTTTTCGTATTTGAGATTGAACGCGATAATCTCGCACGGCGCGTTGGTGTTTCGTGCCGCTTGCATGGCAATGATCCCGTCCGCCTCATAGGCTAGCGAGGTGTCATCATCCACGCCGAGGTCAATGTAGAGCGTGGCATTTGGCGCAACTCGCATCCGAACCGCACCGCAATAGCCAATGCCAGTAACGCTCGTCCAGCTATCGCGCGTCTCCACGCTGTTAGACCACAAGGCTGTGTCCCACAAACCCGTGTCCCATCGCCCGCCCGTCGTGCGGATGGTGGTAGGAACCGCCGTAGGAATGGCCTCTTTAAAGTCGGTGACCACCTCGACCGCCGGGGCCAAGTCCGCTCCGATCCGCAGGACAGGCTGAAGCATTTCGAACTTCTTCAGACTGCCTCGCGACCCAAAATAGTTAAACGCCGTCTTGATGTCGCCAACGATCCCCGTGTTGTTGTCGGCATATCCGCTATCCCAAAGGCAGACGGAATCAGCCGCGCCAAAGTACATTTGGTCATTGGCCACAGCCCAACAGAACGCATTGATGCCCGTAAACCGGCACCACGCGCCCGTCTGGACGTTCTGCACATACTGCTCAGAGCGCGTTAGGTTGGCAGTCGGGACGTTGAAAATCGCCAGCGTCCCCTTGGGGTACAGTGCGCCTTCCCATCCGAAGTTGCCGCGATACCGGCTTGTTGCTTGCTGAAACGCGTTTTGGATTTTCTGCGTCAGTGCCACAAGGTTTTCTTGAGCGCGGTCCAACTTCAAGGCTTGCGAAAGCGGCACCACGCCGTCCGTCGTCAGCACCACAAGGTCAGAACCGTACTTGATGAGCGAACGACGCGAGAGCGGAAGGCCGAGGTCATAGACGCCGACCAGCGCCCAGTTATTCGCATCGGAAGGATCGAGGCCCTGATACACGGCTACTTGGCCCTGCGTCGTCACCCACACCGCCAAATCATCGGCACCGGAGCCGCCGTCCAGCGTCCAAGTGGCTTGGCAAAGGATCGAGCCACCCTTGTCAAAAATCGGGCCAAGGTCCAGCAAATTGGCTGTGCCTTGGATGGCAAACGGCTCAAGGAACCAAACGCGCAGGCTATCTTCCTGCACAAAGAACAAGCGGCCCTTGTGGTCCATCACGTCAACCAACGTGCGCGGGTCCAGCGTAATCACCCCTGCCGTGCCAGTGATAGCCGTAGAGGCAAACGCAGAACCGTTGTAATAGATTGGGTCAACAGAGCCGTTCGCCGCAATCATGAACGTGCCAGCGTCGTTGGCAAAGTTAATCCATTGCCACCGCGCATTGCCAGTGCCGGAGAACACCTCAACCGGCGCATCGTTTTGGTTGCTCACGTCATAGATTGAGCCGCCAGCCGCTGCGAAAATCTCATCAGGCACAACCGCCGTGCCACCGCGCCACACCATCAGTGATTCAGTCGGGAGAGGCAGACCCTCTTGCCAAGGCACATAGCCCTTACGCAATTCGACATAGCCAGCGCGGGGAATAAAGTTGTCCAGAATGACCGCGTTCTCAGGCGGCATATCAGCCAATGGCGATTGAGCGTCCCATCCACCAACGGGCGCAGGCACAGCGCGTCCGATAGACACTCGCTGTTGAGTTACCGACCGTAAAGGCTGGCGACCGTATCGCTGCGCCGCTTGTCTCATATCGCCACCCATGCCCCAGAACGGTTCTGATAGCCTTGTGCGCCGATATAGAACAACCGACCGTCTGGGCTATCCGCAGCGGCTGGCAAGGCTGAACCATAGCCCGGCGCGTACACCGACAGCAGCGCGTTAATCTTCTTGCGCTGCGTCTCTTGGTTTTTGGTGTCAGAAATGGTGACGAACAGGATCATCCAGGGAACCCACCCTCTTGGATGTTCGTTGACCAGCCGTAATAGTTGCCGCCCGTGCTGTCGATTACGCCGTTGCCGCCATCACGGGCCATGCGCTGATTACGCTCGCCCTGATAGGTGCGGAAATCCTCCGCGTAGTCCAGTCCCTTGGATTTCAGGAACCGCCAGCGGAGGCCAAGCGGGAACAGCTTGTCATCCAGATACGTCAGGTCGGTGTCAGCGAGGAATGACGATTGCGCCGAGCCGGCAGCCGACTTGGCCCAGTTTGTCGTGATATACTCATAAGCAATCGTCTCCCCGGCGGCGGGCGTCGGCGTCACCAGAAACTGACCGTCCCGCTCAATGAACGCCAGAAACACGCGATTAAGCTGAGGCTGCGCTTGGATAGCCTGCCACTCTTGCGGGGTGATAGGCCCGTAAATGTAACGCATTGTCGTTCTGTTGAAGAACGAGTTGGCAATAAAATGGTCCAAGTCAGACGGAACTGCGCTCGCTTGCACCGCGCTGGCCACCGTATTGAACAG